TATAACACCAAATGGTCAGTTCTTTAGAACCGATATAAAAGGATTCTTAACAGAGATTGTTGAAGATGTTTTTGCTGTTCGTCAGACTTATAAATCTCAGAAAATTAAAGCTGAAAAGGAATATGAATTGATTTGTTCTGAATTGAAAGAAAATTCCAATCCAGATCTTTTAAAGAAACAAAAGGATTTGGAATATGAGATATCTAAATATGATACATTACAACAAGCAAAGAAACTTTCTTTGAATTCTTTGTATGGGTGTATGGGAACTAAATTTTTTAGATTTTTTGATGTTAGATTAGCTGAAGCCATTACTCTAGAAGGTCAGTTATCTATTAGGGTTGTTCAAGACAATGTTAACAAATACCTAAATACTACTTTGGGAACTAAGGATAAAGATTTTGTTCTTGGAATTGACACAGACTCAATCCTTTTAACTCTTGAAGAATTAGTTAATAAAACTGTTAAAAAGGAAATAACAGATCCTAGAAAAATCACAGAATTTTTGAATAAGGTTGCAGTTGAGAAGATTCAGCCTTATGTATATTCAATTACTGATGATCTTTCGACTTATGTTAACTCTTATTCTAATAAAATCTTCTTTAAATTGGAAAAGATTTGTTCTTCTGGAATATGGACAGGAGCTAAAAAGAGATATGCTCTTTTGGTATATTCTAATGAAGGAGTTATATATTCTGAACCAAAGCTTAAAGTAACAGGATTAGAAGTTGTTAAGTCAACAACACCAAAAGAGATTAAAAAATCTTTGAAGAATTGCCTACAAATATTCTTATCTGGGGATGAAGATCAGTTGATTGATTATGTAGAGAATTTCAAAAAGGAATATCGCAATCTTACTATAGATCAAATATCATTTCCTCAAGGAGTTAATGGTATTAACAAATATAAAAATTCTTCAACTATATATTCCAAAGGAACCCCAATTTATGTTAGAGCTAGTTTAATATATAATAAAATATTGATGGATATGAATCTTGATAAAAAGCTAACTTCTATTAAAGATGGTGATAAAATTAAGTATGTTTACTTAAAATTACCTAACCCAACACATGAAAATGTTATAGCTTATCCAGATAAATTTCCAAAAGAATTTGACTTAGAGCAATATATAGACTATAATCTAATGTACGAAAAAGGATTTTTAAAACCTATGATGCCCTTGGTTGAAGCCGCAAAATGGAAAATGGAAAGAAGTAATTCCATTGATGATTTCTTTTAATATAATATATGAAAAATTTAAATAAAATAACAATCCCAAATTGGGCAATATTTTCAACATCTTTAGTATCAATTCATATATACGAGGTTGAAGATGAATATGAAAGAATTGTTTATCAAAGTGCCTTGGTCTTCTTATTAGAAGATGGTAGAAGAGATCAAAGTATAGAGGAAAGTAGGGCAATTGTAATAATGACAAATATTACTAATTATGAAGTAGATGATTGTGTTTTAGAAACTGTAAATTATGTTAATAATATGTTTAATAAAATATCAAAAATGGCACTAGTGTTTGATCTTGAAAATGCATTAATTGATAAGATAGATATTGGTGATCTTATGTTAAGTATGAAAGATTATGAAGAAGATATACTAGAAAGTATGAGAGAATCTAGAAATAAAACCATTCATTAAAAAAGGAGAATAATATGAGTTTAATTGAAAAACTTAAAAAAACAAGCACAATTAAGGATTCGGCTATCCTTTCTAAATCGAAAGTCTTTAATAATAAAGAAATGGTATCCACATCAGTTCCTGTAATTAATCTTGCTTTATCAGCAAGACTTGATGGAGGATTTACTTCAGGTCTTACCATGTGGGCTGGAGTTTCAAAAATGTTTAAGACAGGATTTTCTTTATTGATGGCAAAAGCATATTTGGATAAATATCCAGAATCAGTTTTGCTTTTCTATGATTCTGAATTTGGATCTCCGCAATCATATTTCCAATCATTTGGAATTGATTTGGAAAGAGTTTTCCATACACCAATTACAGACATTGAACAGTTGAAGTTTGATCTAATGCAACAGATCAATAATATTGAACGAGGAGATAAGGTTATTGTTCTTATCGACTCTATTGGTAATCTTGCATCTAAGAAGGAAGTAGACGATGCTCTTGAAGGAAAATCTGCTGCTGATATGACTAGAGCAAAGCAAGTTAAGAGTTTATTTAGAATGGTTACACCACACCTTACTCTAAAAGATATTCCTATGGTTGTTATTAATCATACATACAAAACTATGGAGTTGTATGCAAAGGATGTTGTTGGTGGTGGAACTGGTTCTTATTATTCAGCAGATAATATCTACATTCTTGGAAGACAGCAAGAAAAAGATGGAACTGAAATTAGTGGATATAACTTTATTATTAACGTAGAAAAGTCTAGATATGTTAAGGAAAAGTCCAAGATTCCAGTTAATATTTCTTTTGAAAATGGTATTTCAAAATGGTCTGGTTTGATGGATATTGCTCTTGATTTGGGATTCTGTGCAAAACCTAAAGTTGGTTGGTATTCAAAAATTAATGTTGATAGTGGAGAAGTTGAAGATAAATTATATAGATTAAAAGATACTATGAATAAAGATTTTTGGGATTCTATTTTGAATTCTGCATCTTTTAAGAATGCAGTACATGAAAAATATGCAGTATCTTCAGGTTCAATAATTAAAGATGATTCTGAAATTGTTCATATTGAATCATCAGATGAAGGAGATGAATAATGAATATATATGAAGAAGGAGTTGACTATTCTTTTGTTCCATATGATAATGAATATGCATCAATAAAGATACTTGATGGTGAATATGAAAACACAATTTATATGTATGGTAATGTTAATTTTGATAAAACGGATGGACAAGCATACCTAAGTTTTAATTACGAGATTCTTGATAGTGATTTAGATAAAACTATCTTAGAAGAGGATGAAGATTTCAAACAATATATTGGTGATATTTTATCATCAATATTGATTAAGAAACTTGAACAGGAGAAAAAAATTCATGAATTTGGAACAGTTGATATTGAAGAGTCTAATAGTAAATGAGGAGTATTCTAGAAAAGTTTTACCTTTTATAAAACCAGAGTATTTCTCTTCAAGAGAAACTATTTTACTATTCAATGAAGTTCAAGAGTTCATTTCTAAATATAATTCAAATCCTACATATGAAGCTTTAATTATAAATGTAAATGATAAGAAGATTACTGATGAAGAATATAAAGCATCTATACAACTTTTAGATGATATTAAAGATCTGGAAATAGATAATAGTAATCTAGATTGGTTGATCGATAAAACTGAAAATTTTTGTAAGGAAAAAGCAGTATATAATGCGGTTGCTGAATCTATTCAGATCCTTGATAATAAGAAGAAAGATGTTGATAAAGGAGCAATTCCTAAATTATTGTCTGATGCGTTAGCTGTTTCTTTTGATCAAAGTGTTGGTCATGATTATATAGATGATTATAATAGCAGATATGATTTTTATCATAAGAAAGAAGAGAAGATTCCCTTTGATTTAGATTTTTTCAATAAAATAACAAAGGGAGGTCTGCCTAAGAAAAGTATTACTATTATTCTAGCTGGTCCTGGTAGTGGTAAATCTCTTTTCATGTGTCATTCAGCATCAAATTGTTTAATGCAGGGTAAAAATGTTTTATACATTACTTTGGAAATGGCAGAGGAAAGAATAGCAGAAAGAATCGATGCTAATATTCTAAATGTAAGATTGGATGATATAGTAACACTAACGAAAGAACAATACGAAAAGAAATTTAGACAGTTGAGAGATAAAACTATTGGTAATTTAATTATCAAGGAATATCCTACTGCTTCTGCAAGTGTTGTTCATTTCAGAACATTATTGAATGAACTTAATTTGAAAAAGAATTTCAAGCCAGATATTATATATGTTGATTATATGAATATTTGTACATCATCAAGAGTTAAAACAGGATCTAATGTAAATTCTTATTCATATGTAAAAAGTATAGCTGAAGAAATTCGTGGATTGGCAGTTGAGTTTAATGTTCCAATTATGACTGCTACTCAGATGACTAGATCTGGTGCTACTAATTCAGATCCTTCTATGGAAGATGTTTCTGAAAGTTTTGGTACTGTTGCTACTGCCGATATGATTTTTGCTCTAATAAATACTGAGGAATTTGAGCAGATCAATCAGATAATGGTTAAGCAGATTAAAAATAGATATTCCGATCCAACCACTAATAAAAGGTTTATGATAGGGATAGATAGAGCTAAGATGAAATTATATGATGTTGAGAATAGTGCTCAATCTAATATATCAGATAGTGGACAATCTTCTACTCCAGATTCTGAAAATTTTGCATGGAATCCTAAAGATAAATTTGAAAAGAAATCCTTTAGTGGATTTAAAATATAGAGGTTATTATGAATAGTTTAGTGACAATAATCACACCAACCACCGGAACGAAATATCTAAAAGATAATATAAAGTCAGTTCAAAATCAAACTTACAAAAATATCCAACATTTAGTAGTTATTGATGGTAGAGATCATCTAGATAAAGTTTCTGATATTGTAAAATCCATTACTCCGTTAAATAATATTGATATCATTCCTCTACCATATGCAACAGGAACTGATAGATATAATGGGCATAGAATATATGGTGCTTCTATCTATCTTTGTAAAG